TAGCAGCGTTCGGAGTAACGAGCGACTAGTCGCACCTACCTGATATAATTATCCCAACGCCGGAACCTCCGGCAAATGACGAAAGGATTCCCCAGATGAAAATAAATAACTTCAGAGGATACCGTTACCGCCGCTATGGCGCAGCACTAATCGTAGCAGCAGTAGCTTGGTTTCCATACGCAGCTCATACATTTTTTATCTTCCCAAGTCTACTCGCACTCGTTGCGGCAGCAGTTCTCGTACTTGGTGGATGTATTCCACTTCTAGTATTTGCGCTTCACTGCTTCAACGTTGCCGACGACGAATTCAACCAACTCAAGAGATAAGGAAGCACACATGGAACTAGTAATTGAAAACTGGGAGCTAGGTCTCTACATTCCCAACACAATTGAACTGTACCTTCGCCTATGGGTACTTGCAGCTGTTGCGGCAGTGCTTGTAGCTCGCAAGATCTATAAGTACAAGAAAGATCAAGTAAAGGTTGAACCAATACTTGGGGTAGCATACAAGAAGTGAGATTCATTGCTGCAAGCCAACGCATACCTCGTCGAAGAGACGACAATCGTTTTGAGATCTGTATCTCCTGTGGCCACTACATCTACGTGGCTCAGGAGATTCAGTTCGTGCCGCTAGGCAATAAGGCGAAGGGCAACTTCAAGATGTCCGCCCGCCACATTGACCACGTGGATTGTCAAGTGTCTATCAACATTGGGCTACCTTCCAGTGAGTATGGACCACGACGCCAGATGGTTTTGGATAAGGGTTTACAAGAATAAGGATTCAGGATAAAGTTCTACCAAACAGGAGGATGAAATGACGCGAGGTACGATTCAACGTGAACAGGTATACGTCTACGACACCTGCCAACAATGCAACGATACAAACGTACTTGTCTACGAGTGTGGCGAACAGCTTCTGTGCGCGGAACACTCGCGCCAATACGCTCGTTCACATCCACTGCTTCCATACTGTGATAGATGTAGTAAACAAGAAAAGGTATTCCGCGACCCATCGCATCGACGCAACGAGTATCTCTGCATGAGCTGTCACGCTGATGATGGATTTCTAATTCGTGATTCAGTTACAGGTCGTGCCGTCCTTGAGACTTTGAAGCTAGAGGACAAATAGTTTTGGGTAGCCCGCAGCTGCGGTTACTCGAAGAGGCCGAGGATCTTCACAGGAAGTCCCGAGCCTGGTTGGAAACAGCCGAACCAAACGAAATACAGACGAAAGGTACTAACGTGACAGAAGCAACACCACAAGCGGCAGCCCAGCTCTACAGCCAGGGCAAGCCAGTAGTTGAGGTCGCTAAGGAACTAGGCATTACCTATGGTAAGGCTCGTAAACTTATTGACGCATCAGGAACAACCATTCGAGACAGCTCAAGCCGTCTCAAGGGCCGCACACGCCCAGTCAAGTAGGAAATCATGCCTAATTGGATTACCAGGCTCCAAGAGCTGGTATGGCCTGCGGTATTGGCCGTGGTATTTGCCGTGCTCTCCGTAGGAGTAGCCTTCTCGTCCCCTGAGAGCCTCTCTAAGGTGGTTTCCTTGGGTATGGCAGGTATAACCATGGCATTGCTTGCTCAAAGGGCATAGCTCGCGCTCCTCTTTCCTGGGCACCTGATATAATTAACCTATACAGCCCAGGAAAGGGGTAGCAAATGACTCAAATGACATTGCCGATTGTGAAGGACGCCGCTAGCGAAAAGCAGGTTGCCTTCATCGATTCATTACTCAACGAGCGTGAGCTTGATGCGATTCAAGTTTCTAGCTTCCGCTCAATGCTTCCAACGCTGACTAAGAAGCAAGCTTCCAGCACGATTGATCTTCTCCTTCGCACACCTAAGCGAGTAGAAAAGGTTCCAGGAGCTACAAAATCACTTCTTCAGGAAGCACTTTCTAAGGCGCCTAAATCTAAGTACGCGGTACCTGTGAGCGAACTTGATATTTCGCTTGAGGATACACCACTAACTGGTGACCTGCTTTTTATTGAGGTAAAGGAATATATGAACAACCTTTACATGCGTCGCCTAACTGGCTCAGTAGGTGGATTTACCCGCCATAAGGTGCCTTCACAGGACTCAATTGTTATCATGAACATTATTGCCAAGGATCCTTACAAGTACACAAAGATCTTTGGACAACACTACAGCTGCTGCGGAAGCTGTGGAGCCGAGCTGACAGATCCAGTTTCAAGGGATTTGCAACTTGGACCTGAATGCCGCAAGAAATTCGGAAGGTAGGTGGTATTATGAATCCTATGGAAGATTCAGCAAAGTATTACAAGTTGACCATCAAGAACAGCGATGGCTCAACCTACATGGTACTTTACGTGGCTGGTGACAAGGCACGTAAGGCTAAGAGCATGTACTCCTTAGACGAGGGATTCATCGTTGATGCCGAGGCTCTGCAAGAGCTACCCGAAGGAGTAGAACTAGACATCGCCTAAGGCGTCTAGTTCACAAACAAACATGAAACAAAAAGGTTCTATTTCTGTCCCTTTTTGTTTCGCTTACACAGGGACTGATGTTATTATTGGTCCCATGACGAAAGGACGTATGACTGATGTGGATATTTACTGAGACCGGATTTGTGTCTGCCGTGCAACATCGAGAGAACCCTGAGTACTTAATGGTTCGTGCACGCGACAGCCAATCATTAGAATCTCTAGCTACGATGATTAGCGTAGAGATCAAAGCAACGCCAGACGCTGACTACCCTTACCGCCTTGTGGCTGCAAAGGAAGATTTCAAGAGCTGGATGAACGACAATATAGATTTCCTTGGATACAGCAACTTCAAAAACCAAGTTGCTATTACCCGAGGAAAGGAATACGCCCATACGTTGGGAAGCGTGTGGTCGACGATGCATGAGGTTGAGGACGAGGCAGCTCGTAATCGACTTCGCGAATATGAATCGTCGTTGGGGTTTAACTGACTCTAGCGCATTCCGCCAAGCCTGCGGGCTTGGTTGTCCCTGTCCCCTAACAAAGGAGGCTAACTAGCATGCACATTTCTAAACAGAAATTGGCAGTGACGTCAGTAGCTTACGCGGTGACACTGATTGCAGTCGCAATGACTGCGTCGTCGCAATTCAAGACTGACTCAGTAGCAGCAGCTACCGAGACAGAACAAGTAAATAGCAAGGAGCTAGCACCAAAGGTCATACCTGAGGTGACAGCAACAGTTCGTACTCCGGCTGAGGTATTTGCGTCCTATCGGAACAGCAAGATACCTTTGACTGGTGGTCAACTCTCAGAGCTTTTAACAGCTGTGGGCTTTGAAGGAGAGGCACACCGGATTGCTTGGGGTATAGCCATGCGGGAATCAAACGCCCGTCCGCTAGCTCTTAACGATAGCAAACGAACTGGTGATAGCTCATATGGCATATACCAAATCAACATGATTAGCGATTTGGGACCAGAACGCCGTAAGAAGTTCGGCCTTATGGCCAACGAGCAGTTATTCGACCCTGTGCTAAATGTGCAGGTCGCATTTCTGATGTCTCGTGGCGGTGAGGACTTCGGCTCTTGGGGCATTGGTCCAAACGCGTATCGTGAAGGTGCGGGCATATCGACACTGAAGCGGCTTAATCAGTACCCAGGTATTGTTAAAGTCAAGCTACCAGAGTAAGGATATATTTCAACCATGAGCGAAAATGAAATCAACGAAGATGGCTACCAAGCCTATGCAGCTGGCGTTCCTGTAGAGGATACGCCTATGCCGCTAGTCGAGGAGCCTAAGGCACCAGAACCAACCCCTGAGCCAGAACCAACCCCTGAGCCAGAACCTGAACCAGAACCAAAGCCAGAGGCTAAGGCTCCTAAGGTACGGGTCGAGGATACGGTAGCTACCCATGTGGTAGGTACAGGAGATCGGGACGAGGTACGCCTAGACGCCTGTGTGTATATGAACAAGTATTCACGCAAGTCTCTTACGGTACATCACCTACAACGCCGCCTTGCGGAGTTGGGCTACGGTGAGGCTAGTTCAGATAAGGATGGCTGGTACGGTGAGCTAACCATGGAGGCCGTTAAGGCATTCCAGGGAGACAACCGCCTTGAGGTAACAGGTCTTATGGACGCTGATACCTTTAAGCGCATCTTCAAGGGCGACCCAAACGTAAAGGTAGTCGTCCCAGAGTAAGCATTAACAACAGCAGGAGGCCTGGCCAACAGCCAGGCCTTCTTCTTTTTTCCTTGGCTGTAGGCCAGCCTATAGGCTACTTGCCTGTAGGTTAGGCACCTAGCCTGCCTGTCCTAGCCTATAGGTATTTCTGTCTTCCTTCCACTAACTACACGTCTGCTAGCTCTCTGCTAGCTGCTAGCTGCTAGCTTCCTAGTTCCTACACAGAAGTTGTAGGCCAGCCTGATGCTCACCTACCTAAGTTACTAACAAGTAACATAGGCATAGGCACCTGACAATCACTATAAGTTACTCGTAAGTAATATAGACAGGCACCTGCCTGTCTTATTGCCTTCAAAGGCATAAAAACAAAGACATAGCAGGCATGCCTAAATCTCAGGAAAAAAGACACTAACAAAACAACAATGCCTGCCTGCCTCTTCTTCCAGGGAAAAATCACAAGTATCTTCAACAACATGCTCGAGACACTTGCACGCAGCTCTCCCTTATACCGTATCCCTCTCTCACGCCCAAGGCAATTAGCCTTAACGTACTGTTTTTTACTCGTCAGTACATAAATGTACCGCCATGGTTCTAAAGCGCAAAATAACGTGTTATAATATCTACATGACAAAGTATATTAAAACCAACCTTGAGCTTCCACAGGAGGTTCATACACAGTTTGAGCAGATCGCCGCAGAGGCTGACCGTAACGCCTACATAAAGGCTCTACGCGAGCGTGGCTGGAGTCTTGACTCTATCGGCAAGTGTGTCGTAGGTCAACTCACCCGTGAGCGCGTGCGCCAGATTTCACATGCAGTTCCAATGAGTGAGGCAATTCGTGTCGCCGCAAGTGGCTATCCAATTCCTGAGCCACCAAAGTATCCAGAGAAGGTTTCACCTAAGTTTATTGAACCGTCTGAGGAAACGTTAAAGCGTCTACTTGAGCTTCAGCCTTATGCGCAACAGGTGCGCTCGTATGGAAAGGCTTATCGCAAGGAGGCTGAGGAATACACGTGGTTAGTCAACTACGCTCACACAGTTGAGGGCGTAACCTTGTATCGTCTTGCAAAGCGTCTTGGTGTTACTCATGGCGCTCTTCGTTTCCGTCTCGTGCGTTATGGATACAAGACTCCGCAGACTGGCGCATCAAAAGCGTACAATCCAATCTTAGAAGAGAATCGCCTAACAGCTTTCAAACCAGAATAGAGTAGTCACATGGCAGAGTCAATGGCAGAGAGAATTGCCAAACTACCTCCAGAGCAAAAGGCGTTAGCGCTTCAAGGATTTGATCCTGAGCGCTTACAGTGGGATTGGTCGTTTTGGGGTCGTCCTGAACAACAACGCCCTGAAGGCGATGATTGGAACATCTGGCTTTATCTTGCAGGTCGCGGTGCAGGTAAAACGCGTACCGCCGCAGAGTGGATACGAGAAGAAGCGAAGTACACAAACAAGGGACAAATACGTTTTGCGCTTGTTGCTCGTACTGCCGCTGACGTTCGTGACGTTATCGTTGAAGGTGAGTCTGGAATCATTAACGTGACGCCTCCAAGTGAGCGCCCGTTGTACGAACCTTCAAAGCGAAGACTAACCTGGCCTAACGGAAACACGGCTACATGTTTCACCGCAGATGAGCCGGATTCACTTCGTGGTCCGCAATTTACACATGCCTGGGGTGACGAGGTTGCCGCCTGGCGTCAAACTCCTGACGCGGCAGGTATGACCGCGTTTGATAACTTACGTGTTGGTACTCGTCTTGGATCTAATCCTAAGATCGTTGTTACAACTACTCCAAAGAGAGTTCCTCTTCTTTACCAACTAATGGCTGAGGCACAAAAAACTGGAAAGGTAATCATTACCCGTGGTTCAACCATGGATAACCAGGGAAACCTATCCACCGCGTATCTTGACGCCATCAAGGGCGTATATGAAGGAACACGTCTTGCGCAGCAAGAACTATACGGCGAGATGCTCTCGGACGTAGAGGGAGCGTTGTGGACACCAGATCTTATTGACAAGGGCCGTGAATCACAGCTTCCAATGGGAACACCATTACGTGTTGTTGCCGTTGACCCGTCGGTCGCAGAAAACCCTCGAGACGAGTGTGGAATTGTAGTTTGTGCGTCAACCGGCGAGCGCGATTTGTATAAGCGTAACTCGTGGGTTTTAGAAGACGCAACCGTTCACGGATCTCCTGACGTTTGGGCAAACAAGGTAGTTCAAATGGCGCGCAAGTGGGGCTGTCCTGTTGTAGCTGAGGTAAACCAAGGCGGAGCGCTCGTTCGCAACGCAATCAACACCATTGATCCGTCAATTAAAGTTTTAGAAGTTCACTCAAAATATGGCAAGGCTTTACGTGCAGAGCCAATTACGCTCGCATATGAGCAAGGTCGTGTTCATCACGTTGGTTACCTTGCAGATCTAGAGAGCCAGATGATCTCGTGGATTCCTGGTGAAGGTAAGTCTCCGGACCGCGTTGACGCTTTGGTACATGCACTTACAGCTTTGCTTATTAAACCTCCTGCTGGCTTCGTTGGTGGAAAGATCACCGCGCGCTCACTTGCTCATCGTAAGATTCCAAACAACCGAACCGGTGGTGTTTTTAGAGTTCGCTAGTGTACACTACGTGTTATCGTGTACCTTATGGAAGAGAAGCGTCATCCTGCTCTTAAGCATGCACTACCAGAGTCTGAGGCCGAGCTTCTTTCTACCTTATTTGATAAGGAGTTTTACACTCGGGTAAGACAACTCTTTGAGGCAGGTTGGTCTCTTCAAAGCATTGGAAACGCGTGTAATCCTGTTCGCCGTAGATCTACCGTCAAGTTTTGGGTAGCCCGTAATCACGAACATTCTCCCGTAACAACACCTATCCCAACACCTAAACTTAAGACAGGACCTCGCGGTTATGTATCACGACGCCCAGTCTCACCAGGAATTAGTGGAGCAGATCGTAGTCGCATCGAGCAGTTGTCTCCGCTGGCTCGTCGGTATCGTTCTAAGATGACACCCAATTCTCCACAAGCACTTGCCAACGATGAGCTTACAATTATCTGTACTCGTCTCTATGAATCAAATGTTCCAGTTCGCGAACTTGCCGAGGTGGCAGGTGTTACATATCGCGCAATGGCAAGAAGGTTAGGTAAATGAAGATCATGCATGATGTGTTTCCTGCCTTTGTTGGAGTTGCCCAGGCGGGCTTAGTTAATACGGTTCAAGAGCTTTCGTCTGCGCCGATCACCGCAGGTGCCTATCAGTTAACAAAGACACGCATCGTTGTCACCGACGAGGCGGTTATTGTTGCCGTAGATGGTCAAGACGGACCAATGATTGTATTTCGTGAACGGTACACCGAACATAATAAATCAGATAGTAAGACCGAGGACTCATACGTAGTCACGGAAACAGGAAAGATGCTTGCCTACAAGAAGGACGAGAACTGCGGTTGCGGTTCACGTTTGCGCTCGTGGAATCCGTATCGTCACGTGCACTCAAGCCAGGATCCAACCGAATGAAAGGAATAACATATGGAAATCGCGTTTGGTAACTTCATCATCCTAGCGCTTGCAGTCTATCGTGCTAGTCGTCTTATCATCGAGGACACAGTTCTTGATAAGTTCCGCAAGAAGGTCTGGAAGAAGTTTAAGCCAGCCGACGGAGGGATTGGATATCTACTCACCTGTTACTGGTGTGTGTCATTTTGGATCTCATCACTAGTTATAGTTTCCTATATTATAGTACCTATACCAACGATTGCCGTGTGCGCTGTTTTTGCGCTATCAGCAGCCGCAGGAGTTATAACCGCATGGTTGGAAAAATAGTGTCCAACTGTTCCGTTAATCAGGACAAGGAGTAGCAGGTGCCAGTATTTAGCCGCGAACCTAAAAACAATCGCGCTGGACGTCGTAGATCAGCAGCAGCTGTCCGTCGTGCTATTAACTCTCCTTCTCTTTCTCTTAGCTCCATTGCAAACGTTCCAGGTTTTGCTGCACCGGTTCCATATTCATATCCTCGCGGTCTTACCGCTGCCGCAGCGCAGATTCGTCTAAATGACAAGGGCGAGGCTGAGCAATTTCGTTCACGTCGTCTTGCAGGAGCAAATTCCTGGCAGACCGAGGCGTGGGAATACTATGACGCCATCGGTGAAATTAAATACGCGTTTAGTCTTGTTGGATCTGTAATATCTCGTATTCGTCTTTACGCCGCGGTGATTGATAATCCTGCCGAGCCACCATTTCCAGTTCGCAACAGCGACATCATTGATAAGCGCCTAGCGTCTGCCGCAGAGCGTGCAATTGTTCGTCTTGACTCCGCATACGGAGGCCAGGCTGGTCTTCTTCGTGATGCAGCGTTAAACCTAGCAGTTTCCGGCGAGTGCTACCTAGTTCAAATTCCAGAGCGCCGTGGACAGGGACTTCCGGAGACCTGGGACATTCGCTCAGTTGATGAAGTTCAGGTTGATCAAAAAGGCGCATACACAATTATTCCTCGCCGCGAGGCTTCAACACTTACTGGACAAAAAAATGCTGGTCAACTTATCTTGCCAAAGAACGCCTTCGTTGGCCGTATCTGGAGAGCACACCCACGCTACTCTGATGAGGCGGATTCAAGCTTACGCGGTTTGTTAGATCTTTGTGCAGAACTACTTCTCCTCAACAGAACGTTCCGTGCTACAGCGCGCTCACGTCTAAATGCTGGTGCGTTGTATCTTCCGGACGGACTTTCTGTTGCAGGTTCACCAGACCCTGACTATCCATATGATGATGACGACGCGACTAATCAGGAGTTTAGTCCTGAGGAGGCAGCGGACGAGTTTGAAGATCAGTTGATGGATGCAATGACGACTCCGATTCGTGATGAGGATTCTGCATCTGCAGTTGTTCCTCTTATCATTCGTGGTCCTGCAGAGCTTGGCGACAAGATTAAGCAATTTAAGTTTGAACGTTCATTTGATCCTGCACTTGCACAACGTGCAGATCGCGTTCTAGAAAGAATTTTACAAGGCCTTGATGTTCCAAAGGACATCGTTACAGGTCTTGCAAATGTTAAGTATTCCAATGCTCTTCAAATTGATGAGTCACTATACAAAGCACATATCGAACCGTTAATGCTTCTGATTGCAGACGCTATTACAGTTGTTTATCTGCGTCCTTACCTGATTGCAAATGGGT